CATAGTTGAAAAAATTTGTATGTCTAATATCTCCTCAACGACTTCCCTTCTTTGTCTTGCCTTGAGTTGCATGAATGGAGCCCAAGACGCACTACCCAATATTACAACCTGTGTAAATGAACCATAGTTCAACTTGAGTATTTGTTGTTCTAGTATCTTTTGATAATCTCTGACATTGGCTTCAAGATTTAACAACTTGTCATTTTGATATATCTCAAACTTGTTTGGTTTGATACCACGAATAACTTTGTATTGGACACTACCAATAGAAAACTCAACCTCAACCATAGTGGAACTATTGTTGATTGAGTTTACCATTTGATTTTTACTGATTGACCTAAAAGGTTTACCAAACAACCCAAAACACAATGCGTCAAGAATAGTTGACTTACCAGCACCATTCTCACCAATAATAAGTGTTGTAGGATTTCTATCTAGTTGAATCTCTGTGGGTTGGTTTCCAGTTGACAGAAAGTTTTTCCATCTCACATACTTAAAATTAATCATATTTCTAAATCTTGGGCCTCTTTGTAAAGTTGTCTTTGTATGTTTATCAATCTAGGTTTATCTAGTGTAGTATCCAGTTCTTCTACATACTTACTTAATATTGTCATTGTGTCTTGCGTGTTCTCAACAATATCATCTGAAACAGAGTTAGCATCCATGTCAGAAAAGTCTTCTATGATTTTTACTTCGTGACAGTCTGCCTTTAACAATCTTTCAGTAAACTTATCAAACTGATACAAATCTTTCTTATTTACAACAATAAGTTTAACATAATTATCTTTATACTCTGTGATGTCGTGTTCATCATAGTTCTTGTCGGTGTCATCATAGTATATTTTTTTGTGAATGGTTCTAGGATTTACAATTCTATCCAACTTCCGATTCTCTGTGTTGAGGACATGAAATCCTTTTCTATCTCCACAATCGTTCCAATAAAACTCATATGGACTGCCCAAGTAATATATCTGACCATCATCAGATTTGTGATGGAAATGCCCACTAAAAACACTATCAAATTTTGAAAAAATAGATTTACTATATCCATGCTCATTCTTCATACCCTTCATCATTTCAAAACCAGCAATCTCTAAATGACCCATACACATATCAGCTCTTGACTGGTCTATGATCTTCATTGTCGAAGCATGATTAGACGAGTTTATCCAAGGCACAAACAAAACAGACAACTCATCAAACGTGACCTCTTCTGCCTCTGGATAAATTTTAATATTTTCATATCTGTCACCAATTAATTCTACAACAGAGTTTACATCATTGGTGTTCTTAAAATAAGTATCATGGTTTCCAACCAGAACATGAAGTTCTATTCCAAGGTCTATGAAAGGCTGTATGAACTTCTCACGAAATTCTTTCGCAGTCCTATATGAAACATACTTACGTCTATCCATTATATCACCTAAGTGAATACAATGTTTGATGTTATGTTCTTTTAGATATGGAAAAAATTGTTCATCGTAAAACTTGTAAAAATACTCACTAAAGTTTATGTTATCATTTCTTGCACCAAAGTGAGTATCACCGATTATTGCTATGTTCATCTAAATCACTCACCCATAAAATTTTCTAAACCTTTTGGTTCATCTTTGCTTTCTTTCTTTTTTGGTTTGTAAACATCCTGATCTGGTAACATTACGTTTGGATCAAATCCACCAATATTATAATTTGTAAAGTCACCAGGCATAGTTGTGTATTGTGCAAAATCTTGTTTCTCTATCATTTTATGTTTTACATGAGATTGTTTTTTCTCTTTTTGTATCCTACGAATAAATGCGTAGTAAATGATTTGCGTAAAATACGCAAATGGATTTTTAGATTTTTCTGGATCAAAGTTGTGTATGTATTGTAAACAGTTTTCTATCCCATCACTAATCATTTCTTGTCTATATGTATAGTTTATAAAGTTGGGTCTATATGATAAACCATTTGCAATCTTTAAGAAACACTCACCAACATAGTTGGATATTCTAGGTTGTTCAGCCCCAGACTCCTCTGCATCTCTACATTGTTCTTTCCATTCTATCATTGCCTGATGAAACTTTTTATTGTCCACATAGTGGACTGTTTTTTGTTTTGCCATTGAAATTTCCTTGCGAATAATTAGATACATCTTACCAAAAATACTTGGTAATGTCAAGGTAAATGAATATTTTTTTAGGTGTTGACAAGACTGTAAATTATGTGTATAATCACTTTGTGACTTATCAGATATAACTAGTGTATTGTACTTTTTGACTTATCTAAGATAGCTTCCATTTCATCTAAATCATTTTCTAAATCTTCAATTGTTTCTTCTTCTTCTATAACTCTCATTTCCTCTTCCGTTGGGCCACCATCTTTTTCAATCATATTTTCCATATTTTTTAAAACATACTCATAATACCTTTTTAGTCCAGCACTTACTGGGGTCATCAATACGATTGTATTTTTATGAATTGTAAATTCGTCCTCATCAGAGTAAGGTTGAATCCATCTTGAAAGACCTAGTGATTCTACCATGCCCTTTTCTGTAGTTCTATTGTAAGTCTCCATTTTTAATGGTGAAGTTATTATCAAAATATGGCCATTCTCATCTTCAACATTGCAGATGATATCCTCTCCATTTGATAATTTTACCATTTGATAACTCATAGATTTACCCTACTAACTTTATAATTAAAGTTTTCCCCTTTATAGATATTTAGTCTTTCTGTGAAGTGTCTGTATGTGAAGTTTTGTCTCGATTTGTACGAGGCGTTGTCGGCAATATCAAACAGGCGAACAACTGATTTATTCTCCATCTTTCTAAGTCCACGCCCAATCGACTGCAAGACCCTGATTTTACTTTTTGAAGGAGAGGCGAACACGATGTTGTTGATATTCCTAATGTTAATACCAGTAGAAAATGTACCATAACTCGCAATGATAAGAGAGTCTTTTTCTTTTTCAACGATACCCCTAATTTTTTCTCTTGTTTCAGTTGTCGTTCCACCATATACGAAGAATACTTTCTTGTCAAGCTTTTTAATTTCATTGTGCAACAAAACTCCATGTTTATCAACCAGTTGAAAAAGAACCAGTGTATTACCTTTTATTGTCTTGCACAAATTCTCTATAAACTTATTTCTTTTTGTATGTGATACAATGTAGTTTAGTTCTTCTGCATATGTATATTTCTTAATTCTCTTACATTCCTCATCGGTATGTTTAAGCACAACGCAATCTATGTCTAGTTTTGCAAGTGTCTCATCGTCCATTAGTTCTTTGGTGGTGGTGACTTGTGTGACTTTACCAAACAGACCTTCAAGCACAAGTCGATGTGTTTGTGTTCCATCAAGTGTCCCTGTCAACCCAAATCTATATTTACAATCAGCACTTCTTGCCATTATATCTGTGAGTGACTTAGCCTTAAATAAATGTGCCTCATCACCTATGATACAACCATACTGTGCAAAGTAAGGTCTGTGAAGTTTATATAAACTCTGCCATGTAGAAATAACCACAGGTTTTTTAGATCCCTTGTCATGTCCAGCATATACTCTATGAATATGTTCGTCTTTCCAACCATAGTCAATAAAGTCAGAATACATCTGTTCAACCAAAGATGTTGTTGGGACAAGTATCAGTGTTTTAAGATTCATCAGATGATAGTAACGAACAAGTGTGTAGATTATGAGTGACTTACCTGAAGCAGTAGGAGATAGTAAAAGACAACGATTTGTTCGTATAGCATGGAAGATTGCATCAATTTGATAGTCACGAAATTCAATAGACTTTCCTCTGGCTTTTGGTCGTAGGGACTCGGCAAATTTTCTAACGCTTTCACGATCAATATTCCGTTCATTTTCTACTCCTTCTTCTATTATATATTCCACAGAGTTCCTTGAACAAAACTCTTTTATGTAAGGTAAAAGACCAACGTATATTCTACCATTGTGTGGAGAAAACAATCGTATCTTACCATCCCAAAGTTTCTTACGATAATGAGGCATATATTTAGCCCCAGGCACTTCAAACGTGAAGTAGTCTGTAAGTTCTCTTTCTAGATCGTCATCTACTTTGAGTTGTAGATATACCTCGTTTATCTTAGATATTAACATCTTGCAAACTATTCGGCTCTCCGTACTTACCTCTGATAATAAAG